TCCAGTTTCATTACTAGGCATAGTAATTGTTAAAGTTGTACTTGTAGGTACACTTGTAACCATAAATTTTTTATCAGCAAAATCGGCAGAACCAAAATTAGAATTAGTAATAGCTGAAAAAGTACTTGCATCACCAAATAAAATTATGTCTCCTGCTTGAAAATTATGTGCACTACCAAATGTAAGTGTTACAGTTGGTGATCCGTTAGTCGTGCTAAATGCATTTGTGATTGCTGTGCCTAATGGATTAACTAGAGGGTGTATGTCATAATAAACTCCACCAGAATATACATATAAAATTCTGTTAGTTCCTATAGCTGCAAATTTTGTAGAAGCTGTGTTAACAAAATGATGTAATCCTCTTGCAACACCAGTGAGTTCTGACTCACCTAATTGTGTCCAACCACCTATTTTTTCAGGTGTACCGTATCTAAAACGTACGTTTGTTCCACCTGTCCATTGAGACTCAGCACCTGTAGATGTAACTTGTTTGTTGAATCCTGGTAAAAAACCTAATTTTTGTAACATATAACTCCATTTTATTATGTACCCATTTTAGGGATACCTAACATCGGCCTTTTGTCAAACCTATTACTTTCAGCAAAAGGACCATTTACATGGTTATAATGAAGAAACACTTGTCCGCAAGTAGTTCCTTCAAAAGGTTCTCTCCAATGTTCTAACTCACATCCACTATATACGAGCATATCTCCAATTTCAAGCAGGACTTTAGTGCCTTCTAAAAAGATAGGCCATGGATCACCACCTAAGTGTATTGTAGTAGATATTTCACAACTTGGTCTGTCTTTATGTCTATGTAATTCGTCTCCATTCTTATACAGTCTAGCATATGAATACGTTGGAATTAGTTCTAAGCCGGTTTCCTGTTGCATTTTTGGTAATACTTTCATTAATAAAGTTTCCATTACATGGTCTGAATAATGAGAATAAGTATTTGGAATTTGTTCATCTGTCCAAGTGCCCAACATCCCACTATCATAGGTTATATTATTATCGTACATATACTTAACAGCATCTCGTTTAAGTAAAAAATAGTTAAATATAAAATTAGCAAGTTCGTAGTTAACTGCGCCTTTTATTACTTGATATTTATTGAACATCGGTGTGCCTATATTGTTGTTTTTCTTTTGTTAGTAAAGGTATGTCATCATTAGGTAATACTTTAATTTCAAATTCTTTCATTCCTAACTCTAGCCCTGCTATAAATCTTCTCATACCTATACATATTTTATACATGTTATCTTCCTCTATACATAAGATTGGATTAATCATTCCTTTTTCCCTTATATCCTCTCTTAGTTTTTTATAACTATCATTATCTCTTTGAAGTTCTTTACCTTCTTCAGTATTTAAACTTTTATTACAGTCTCTAAACATCATCTTATCTTTGTGAACTATCATGCAAAACCTCCTTGTATAAAATTAAAACTAACTGATATTCTAATGTCATTACTATTATTTACTTCTACCTCATGCCATAGCCAAGCTGGAAACATTATAATTCTTCCTTCTAAAGGTTCAAACAAACCCTCTCGCCATAATTGTTGAGGCACCACACCTTCTTTTCTTATAGGCATATATAATTGAGCTCCTTGTCTAGGATCCATTATTTTAAGTCTACCAGAATTAGGTTGAGATTTTATATAATACACTCCACTAAATAAACAGTTAGGATGGACGTGAGGTTTATTATAAGCTCCAGGGGGATTAATGTTAGCCCACATATTCCCAATCATAGGGGCTCTATCAAGATGTTCTTTGTTGTAAATCTCTCGTTGCATTTTTAATAGTTCATCAACTAATGGTTTATACTCAGATCTAAAAGCCATATCTGTTGTAGAATGCCAACCATTAACATTTGTTTTTTTAACTCCTTGGTCTTGCCTACTCCATTCTAAAATATTTTTTTCTAAATGTTTATTAAAATTAGCTGGATTAGGTATATCTACAGCGTGTATTAAAGTTGGAAAAAATTCAGCAGTTATCATCTAAAAGGTTTTCCCCCAAACCACACAACTAAAGATTGTCTAACACCTTGAGTTACTGGTTGTACTCTATGATTTAAAAAAGATGCAAAACAAATAGCATGTCCTTGTTTTAAAACTGTAGTTTTTCCAGGCCCCATAAGCTCTAACTCTCCACCTTTAAATTCAGCGGGATCATTTAATAATAAAGTCATTGATATTTTTCTAACAGGTGGTTCGTGTCTCATATCTACATCACAGTCCATATGCCAATCATAGAATCCTCCAACAGGATATTCAGTAAACTGAGCATTTTCTGTAACTCTTACATCTCCAAAACCAAAATGATTTTCATTTGCTTTTTGAATAAATGTATTTAAATCCTCATACATATGTCCCATTTCTTTAAAAGGTATCCATGATATTGTAGTTACTCTTTTCTTTGTATCAGTTCCACCGCCTGGTTTACCCATACCAATTTGTGCTTCTTGTGGTTTTTGTGCTCTACCTGATTGAATAATTTGATTACATTGATCAGGTGTAAATAAAGGTGTTGTAGTTTGTATAATCCAACTTTTCCATTTTGGTTCTGTTATGTTTTTATTTTCGTACATTAAGTTCTTCCTCTGTTTGCAACTGGATTATAGTCTACATCCATGTTTGCAGACAATGTTCTTCTATATCCTTTTCCATTAAATGGATTAACACAATGTCTCATGTCATAGGGAAATATATAAAAATCTCTTTCTTTAATATTAGGAGTATAATCACACGCTGCAAATTGACCAACACCATTTCCCATTATTTGTAACATACCATTAGTTGGAGTATGCGACGAAGAATATTCTACACCAAAAGATTTAGGTAATTTTAAAATCATTACAGAAGACAGACCTGTAAATAAAGTTCCTCGGTGAACATGTATTGGATTATATTCATGTTGAACCATTTGATTTACCCACACAGAGTTTAATGATTTTTTATAACCTGTAATTTTATTAAAATCTAAATAGTGACCCATAACTATATCAATCCATTGAATTACATTATTTGTTAACATTTTGTGATGATGCATTTTTGAAGTGTCTTCACCTTGATAAAATAAACTATGTTCTTTTTCAATTTTACCTATCAATTGTTTATTAGCTAAAGGTAAAGTTTGATATTTTGTTTCATAAATACTGTTGATAGTATTAAATACATCAAGTGGTACTTGATATTTTAAAACTGTTTGTCCTAAAGGACAAATATTAAAATTTAATGTGTGCATACATATCTTTTAATTTTTGTGGAATTTTTTCTATATAAGGATTGTATTTTTTTTCTATTCTTTCTTTATTAACTGTATGCATATTATCACCTACCACAGTATCATCATAAGATAAACCATTAATATTAATTTGATTTAAATTTTGAAACCGATGATTAAAATAAGGTTCTTCAATAAATTTATATATTTTTCTAAATTCTTGTTCAGGGTTCGTTACCATGTCATCATATTTTACAAAGTGACATAGCTCTGGATAATTGTAAGCATTTTTAATTGCATCTAATTCTTTAGCAACAGCGCCTCCTATTTTCATAATATTTAAAAGTTTCTCTTCATCATTTTTTAAATTAAATTTATTGGGAAAAGCATTAGGATTTTCTGTATACCATTTCATATAACTACCCAGTACATCCATTAAGTCTCTAACTAATATAATACATTTAAATGGACGTTTAAAATGTTTTTGCACTAATGAAAAATTACCAGGAGTCATTACAGGTCCACGGTCAATGATTATACGTTGTGGCCAGTCTTTATAAAAGACATCGTATACTGAATCTAATACATTATCTAATGACTTATGGTCTGGAAAATTTTGAAATACATCTATTTTTTTTAATAAAAATAAATCTTTTATTATTTCTAAAGTAATAGAGTTAGCAGTTACTACTAAATCTTTATTTTGATTCATAATAGAAGCAAACAAAGTATTACCGGACCTTGGCATAGCTACTAAAAAAAATAATTTTTTATTCTGGTTTGGCTCCGAGGTCATTAGTCAATTGTTCTTTCTTGTTATAGATCATTTCTCCTGATTTTTTAACTCTTTCTATAGTTTGTAATTGTCCCAATACATTAAACACCTCTGGTTGTGATGAACCTGGTGTCAATGTCTCTGCTTTATTTTTCATAATTATATGATATGAATCTAATTGATGGGTATTAACATCTTTAGTATCAAACGAACCATCATCAAATTCTTTTTTTAATGTAGACCATAATTTAATTTCTCTCATTCTATCTCTAGCTACAAGTTGCATGTTAGCAACTGAATAAGTTTTTTCATCTATATCAATTTGAAGTAGTTCTATTTTTAGAGGGTCTTTTTCAGTCTCTAATTTTTGTTTTAATTTTTTTAATTTAACTTCGTTACGTCTAGCATCAAATGAAAGAGACATTAAGTTTTCTAAAAATACATTTTGTTCTCTAACACATTGCCAATACTTAGATGCTTTAGTTGGATACTTAGCGTCTTGTAAAACAGACATTCTCATTTCTGTCTCAGTTCTAAACACTTGTTTCTTAGTCCAAGTATCTCTAAGCTCATTAGTTAATTGTTTAAATTCTTTTACTTCAGTTGGATCTAATAAATTATTTAAACTAGGTGCTTCTTTTTCTATTAGTGCATGTATATTTCTTTTCTCTACTGTCATTTTATTCCTTTCATTGAATAGATTTAATATAACTATTAAAAGTTATAAGTCAAGTTACGATGTTGTAATACTTTGAGTTCCTACAGGTGTTGTGTATTCTTCAGAACTTGCTAGTATTGTTCCAGAAGCATTGTTTCCACCAGCAACTGTTGCATTGGCACCAGTAGCTGCCGCCGAAGCACCAGTATTTCTTGATATAGCCATAGTTGCACCAGCAGTCCAAGATGTTCCATCCCATTGTTCACTTGTAGTAGCAGTTGGACCCGATGCATAACCAGCCACATAAGCTGATCCTTGTGTTCCACCACCTTGTGCTTGATATCTAACAGTGTTCATTGCATTAACGTTTGACCATGTTGATCCGTCAAAACTAAAAGTTAAAGCTGTTTGTGCTTCACTTCCACCTGGTCGTAAATCATAGTATCCTCCAGCACCTATAGCAGCTGCACTTGTACCAGCACAAATACTACCAAATATTTGTACTGCAGTAGGTATACTACTGGCTGCTGACCAAGAAGTTCCATTATATTTTTCACAATTAGTATTATTAGGAGATCCTTGTCCACAAAGAGCAATCCCTGCTGTATGTGGTCCTGAACCTTGAAAATTTGCTCTTCCTTGTGAAAGATTTCCTCCTGCTGTCCAACCCGATCCGTTCCAATGTTGTGTACTAGTTTTTGCACCTGGGTCTCCACCACAAAAATTAGCTGCTGAAGTTGTGTCACCTGTACTTCCAGATTTTTTAACTGTTGAGGGAAAAACTGTAACAGCTGTCCAAGATGAACCATTATAAACTTCTGAATTATTTTTATCTCCACTATTTACGCCACCTACAGCTATCATATCATCTTTAGTTCCTGCACCTGCAAATTGATCTCTTGCTTGATTCATAGTTCCACCACTAGACCATGCTCCAGTGCCTTGAACACCATTAATACGTAAATTACCTGTATCCGAATTATACCATACTTGTCCAGCTTCTGGATTTGCAGGATCTGCTGATAAGTATTTAACTTTCAATCCTTTAATTGTATTATAAGCAGTCACTATAAATTCCTATGCGTAAGGTAATGTTACTGGACCCGGTCTATCTTTTCCAAGTTTATCTTCATCTGACAATGCGTCCCATGCTGTTTGTGCTGCAGTTATTTCTGCGTCAACAATAGCTTGAGCTTCCGCGTGTGTTTTTACAACACCGTTCTTTGCAGCTAACCATAGAGCTCCTTTTTCATTTTTACCAATAACCCAAACGTTTCCAGGGTGACCAGCTAAATAAAAATCTTGTCTATCCTGGTGAGTGAAAAACCCTTTTCCAGTGTTTACAGCGGTACCATATATAAATAATTCCATAATTTTTACTCCTTTGTTATTAATCTTATACTATTAATTTGTTTCATTATCAACTTGATGTTAGTGTTCTAGCTACAGCAGCTGTCGTAAGTTCTTCCGTTTTAGCTGTAACATCAGGTGAACCTGTTGAATTACCACCAAATGCTAAACCAGCTGTGCCTGATCCAGCGCCACCACCTGCTGCTTTTGGTGATGCTAAAGAAGCCGTAGTTGACCATGATGTTCCATTATATACTTCAGAAGCTGTTGAATAACCTGTGGGTGAAGTTCTTCCACCTGCAGCTACACACAAAGTAGAAGCAATTCC